ACATCAAATCGAGTCTCGCCACTATGCCTTGAGTGGTAATGGATACCGTAACTGGTTGGCGTTCAGGGTAAACGAAGGTGGTCAAAGCACGCCGACTACAAGAATGGTCATTAGAGGTGATGGACGCGTTTGTATTGGTCAAGATCACACAACTGCACTCGCGTTATTAGATATTAAGGATGGTAGAACCGCGACGAGTCCTAATCATAACATGGCTTTTTACGTGACGACAGGGATCAACGCCACGGGCCCCGGACCGGAAATTAGGCACACGAATCAAAGTCAGGGTATAGGGTTTGGGTACCAGAGTATATATGCTACTGGGTACAACTCTAACCAACCAATAAATATAATTTCTAGGGGGACTGATAGGGTTTACATAAAAAATTACTCGGCGTATAGTGATGATCGTATCAAAACGAACGAAGAATATATAACGAATGCTACCGAAACACTCATGAAACTCAAACCACAAATATACGACAAACACGAAAAGATTAACGAAATATGCGATGATCCAACACGTGAAGCTGGTCTCATCGCACAAGACGTGTACTACGACGCGCCCGAACTTCGATATTTGGTATCGGCTCGTAACGATGGTATCGATGATGAACCTGCTGTGAACATACCCGAAGAAAAACCGTTTGTGGATGACGATCCGACTAAAGATCCGGACTATTCGGGATGGGGTAATGCGTCGGCTGGAATAGCGTATATACAACTCGTACCTTACTTGATAAAGGCCGTGCAGGAAATTCACCAGACGCATCAAACCACAAAAGAAGAACTCCAATCCGAAAAGAATAAAGTCGCGACGATGGAACTATTAGTCGCATCGCTCNTNAANCGTGTCGGNGATCTCGAAAATCTAGTGATTTAAAGAAAAAGCGCTTTCGTAAAGTACAAAATGTCTTGCATCGCCACTCTCAGGCCCATCGTTACCACCCCCATTCGATCCAGGAACAGGGTTAAGTCCCGCACCGTAGTGCGGGCGACCAATGAGGGCTCTCGTTTCACAAAGATCGACCGTCCTAACGATTTTCTAGCGGTCGCAGAGCGCGTTAACGGTCGTGCGGCTATGATTGGTTTCACTTCCGCGGTGGTCGATGAGATCATGACTGGTAACCCTATCAGCGCGCAATTCCAAGAGAACATCGGACTCTCCATCGCCGTCGCATCCTTGGTTTTCCTCGGCACCGCCGCTAACCCGGAGGATGAGGGATACGTCCAGGGACCTTGGAAGCCCGAGACCGAGCTCGTCAACGGTCGACTCGCGATGATCGGAATTCTTTCACTCCTTCTCACAGAATCTATTCATCCACAGGTCCCATTGTTTTGAGCTTAAAAATAAAAACTCAGTATAATATAAAATGTCAGGTGGAATTGCCCAACTCGTCGCCATTGGTGCCCAAGATGCTCATATCGTAGGGAAACCCGAGGTATCATTTTTTAGGTCTAACTATAAACGTCATACAAACTTCGCCCAAACTGTTGAGAAACAGGTTATCCAGGGCAACCCCACCGCGAATGGTATGTCCACCGTTCGTTTCGAGCGCAAGGGTGATCTCGTCGGTTACGTCTACATAACTAACCGTGTCCCCGATAAAACAACTTCCCGTGCGAGCTGGAAAGGGCAGATCGCTAAGGTTGATTTATTAGTGGGAGGCCAGGTTATTGATACTCAAACCTCTGAATTTTCCCAAGAAATCGCTCCAGTCATGCTCGCGCAGACGTATTCTAAGTCTCTCGCTGCTGCCAGTGCAGATGACTCTGCCTTTTACCCTCTTCGTTTCAGTTTTTGCGAGAACGCTCAGTCTGCTCTTCCTTTAGTTGCTTTACAGTACCATGACGTAGAGCTTCGAATTACCTGGGGTACTACCAGTATCGCTTCTGATTATGAAGTTCATACTCAGTTCATTTACCTCGACACTGACGAGCGTACCACTCTCGCGAACACACCCCAGAACATGCTCATAACCCAAACTCAAAAGATGGTTCAATCTGGCAGTCCCACCCAGGAACTTTCCTTTAATCACCCCGTTAAGTTTTTGGCGACTTACAAGTCTGGTGGTGTACACGTGAAGGATAGTAACATTAAGCTTCAGATCAACGGTACCGATGTAGGTGATGCTAAGCATAGCGTAAACTACACTTCGACCGCACTCTATCATCATACCCCTTTCTCTACAATGGATTCCAGTGTCCAAACGCATCTCCTCTACCCCTTCTGCTTAGATACCAGCAAGCTCCAGCCCACGGGCAGCTTAAATTTCAGTCGTATTGACAGTGCCCGCCTTCTCTCTGATTCTGGCAATTTCGATACTGATATATATGCGGTTAACTATAACATATTACGCATAGAAAATGGTATGGCCGGCTTGTTATATAGTAATTAAATCCTAATTAATAGTAAATGTTAGTCTTTTTATTTTTATTGGCTTTCGTTTTTATGATCACCTACGATCCTAAATCTGGAACTCTTAATCAATATATTCCCACACAGAACGCTCCGTGTAAAGACGGACACTATAATGAAATTCAATTCGCTCAGCACGGATACGAGTGCCCCAGGAACGATAAAGTAGCTATGGGCGCGATTGTTAGTGCTTAAAAAAAAGAATACTTAAAATACCATAATGTTTGCTTTTGATCGTGAAACCGCAACCATCGTCGCCGCAGTATTATGTTTAGTTGCGACCCTCTACATCTACAATGAATTCAAAAAGAATAGGCAAGATATGGAGGAGTTTAAGAACACCGTCAACGAGAAGCAGCGTCCCGTCATCGTGGAGCGCCCCTCCCGTATCCAACTCGTCAAGGCTCCTGTAGAGAAGCCGTCTCCCATCGGTAAGGATGAACCCGTGAAAATCCCTGTTGAGGAATCGAGCGAATAAACTTATCAGGGGATTATAGAGTGCTATGAGCAATGAAGAAACATAAAGCCATCGCCATACCAGTGTCATTTCATGATGGGACTGCGAGATTCTTAACAGTGAGAGATAAAAGATTTAAAGAGTGGATATTCGTCACCGGAGGGTGTAGACGAAGAGAAATATTTAACCCGTTGCGTACAGCTTTACGGGAACTAGAAGAAGAAACACGAGGAGTCGTATCTTTAAAAAAGTGTGATTATACACATTATTCATTTACGGTTAAAGAAAGTCAAACTGTAGATTTAGAATATAACGTATTCATATTTTTTGTAAATTATTCCAGGACCGATCAACAAGAATTAATACGACGTTTTAACGAAGAAAAGCATAAGATGCATACAAAAAAGATTAATATGAAACGTACATACGATGAAAATGATTTCATGAGTTTCGACACTTTACAAGAATTCAATGGGAGACGTAGATGGGATAGGATAGTCAAAAATGTCGTACGTAATCCAGAGTTCTATACGTGCGTGTCTTCTCTCAATAGAAAATCGTTTGCTATTAAATAATGAAGTCTAAGAACTACATTCTCAAGCAAATCAAAGATATACTCATAGATCATAAATCGTATATGGAAGAAAAAGCTGAGAAATATATTGAAGAAATTAAAACTAAAACTGTGTACGAACTTTTAGTTTTAAAGAAACAACTCGTAACTGAAGATGAAGAATTTATAGATGTTTCGTATCGTCGATCGATTTGGCACGAAGAAGAAGATTAAAAAATTAAGTACAATATAACGTAAGTATGTTTAAGTCGTGGTGTAGACGACAAGGATTTTGCAATGGATCCAATCTATCACACGTGCTCATGGATGGTGGAATACTATCCGTCCCGTTTGATAAATTGAATGAATTTTATGAGATGTACATCAAAGCTGTACAAAGTGGTGAAAAGATATACGTCGTCGAACAAAAGACGGATACGTATAATTTTTTCGTAGATTTAGACTATAAAAGTGATGAACATTTAACATTTGAACATTTAAAAGAAGTTTCTAGGGCTATTTGTGATCGTGTCGCATTTTTTGGGGGTAAAAATGCGTTAATTTCTATAGCCGAACCAAAAGAAGTTGGGAAGCAAATTAAACATGGTATCCATATTAACTGGCCCAAATTTGTAGTCGACAGTAGTTCTGCTACGGCATTACACTCGCATATAGTATCGACTTTAGATATTCTTTTCCCGGGAAGAATGTGGAAAGATATAGTGGATACCGCGGTGTATGGAAATGGGAAAAGAAATACGAAAGGAAGTGGGTTTCGTATGCCTTGGTCTCATAAAAAAGCGAAACATGAAGCGTGCGAGGGTCGAGGGTGTGAAGGGTGTGATAAAGGTAAAGTCACACAAGGAGAATATAAACCTGTCATGTTATACATACAAGAATCTAAAAAGTTGGAATATATTTTTGATCAAGATCCGTGTATAGAACTTTTACATATGGCTACATTGCGCACACAAAATAAAAATCACGTGGTCGTGGAGGGTTCTATGCGGGAAGAAGGATCTTTCGATATTAAAGATACGAAAGATGTTTTTACGGATTACGAAACCACAGATCATATAAATTCTTTTATTCGTAAAAACATGGATGGTCAAGATAAATCAGAAATTGTTAAAATATATAAACGTGAAAAAACATATCTCGTATCGTCGACATCTAAATATTGTGAAAATTTAGGACGTTCCCATGCTTCCAATCATGTATGGTTCTTAATAGAAGGTGATATGATTTATCAAAAATGTTTTTGTACATGCGAAACTATGAAAGGTAGAAAGTATGGATATTGTAAAAATTTTGGTGGTAGAAGACACGCACTTCCGGATAAAATTTATAAAACTTTGTATCCCAATGGGTATAAAGCTCTTACATTTTGTCAACCTATACCTAAATCTGATGAATCGAATGGGGAATCTCTCGTCGATATGTTATCTAATTTTATTAAAAAATATATAATCAAGGAAGAAGAAATCAAAGTTATTTCCATAAATAAAAAAAGTAAAAAAATGCATATCATAAATACAAACGTATCTTGTCCGGGGTGTAAAAAACAAAAATTACAATTCAGGATAAAACAAAATTCTGTTATGGAACAATTATGTGATTGTAAAACTCGCTCACATAATCTTCTCGATAAAATAGTAAGAGCGTTATAACATGATATTCTTGTTATTCGTAATATTGTTTTTTATAATTGTTACCAACATAACAAAAGTTAAAAGTAGTCCAGTGTATCTAGAAAGTTTAATAAAAGAAACGCATAAATATTCTGGTATACACCCAGATCTGTACGGTGCATTTTTGACCAACATGAACATGGCTAAAGATAACATGGAACATGTGTTCGAAGCTCGAGAATACACAGAACTCGCTGTAAAAGATCTTAACGAAATGGCGTTGTACTTCATAGATATAGATCCAGACACACAGGATGAAATGGCAAGTTTAGGCGACAAAATACTAAAGGAAACAGAACGATTACTCGTTGAAGAAGCGAGCAATCGTAATATCGTTTTTAGGCCTAAATATATTTAAAAGGGATTGTACAATGTATAATTACGAATGACAACCCGCGTAACTCGTTCAGGACGCATTTCTAAAAAACCCACCCGGTTAGAGCCCACGGAGCGACCCGTAGATGATTTTTCGGATGGAGAGTATGATTCAGACTACGATGAAAACGATACAGATATATGTGAAACAGAAGATGAAGATTTTAGTTCCGATGAAGATGAAGATGCGGATGATAACGGTAATTTAGCCGGCTTTGTCGTAGATGATGATGAGGAAAGTGATGAGGAAAGTGAGGCTTAAAAAAATAGACTTTTAATACATATATGGATACGGATATAGGTAATCCTATAGAATATAATCCAACTATGGATGACAAAGATAATGATTCTAGTCAGATAGATCCGCAATATTTTTATTCACAACCACCACCCGCCATGATGCCACCACCTTACCCTATAATGGATGAACCTCAAAAAGTAGATTTATTCGCGTCTTTGGATAAGAACGTGTACATCATTATATTTGTTTCTTTCATTCTTGGATTTTTTATGGGGAAGACTCAACAACCAATCGTTCTCAGACCGGTGTAAGCCATGTTTGATCGTTAGGAAGATTCGCAGATCTAAACTCTCCTATATCTTCCGACTTCTTAGGCTGCACTACGAATCTATTTCTTCCAGTCGTATCTTTTTCGGTATCCCTAAATACACTAAGAGCTGTAACTTCTACATCTGTTAATGTGTTTGAAAATATTTCATTTCTTTTCAAAAAAAGGTACATTAAATATAAAATTATAACACATGCAATTATGTATGTGAGAATCATCTTATTAAAAACTAAGATTTTTTTTAATAAGATGTTTTTTTAAATTTATTTTTTTTATTTACTCAACCTTTGCCTCAGCCTCCTCAGCCTCAGCCTCAGCCTCCTCAGCCTCAGCCTCGGGTTCTTCTGCGATAGCCTGCTGCTCTTCCCTCTCCTTTTGCCTTTGCTTTATCTCTTCGGCTATGATCACGTCGGCTTCCTTCACGAGGTCCTCCATAGGAGTATCAGGCTTCTCGAGTTTAAGTTTTTCGATGATATCGGCGGGGTGGCTGATCGGCGCTTCATCAGGGCGGTTATAATATTGAGAGTTCTCATCTCCGGGCTTGTGGAAACCATTACCCTTATCGATCATATCACGCTTACGCTCACTGAACATTTTGGCCGCCATCTTCTGATTATCGGCATACCCAGTCATAAGCTCTTCAAGCTTGTCGTTGGTATAGTGTACGTCATCAATCTTCGCATTGTCGGGTGGAATGAGTAGCCACTTGTACATATCAACTACGTAAATGTCAAACGTACTATCTTCCTTCTGAAGACGCTTTGCGTGATTCGCCGCCTCGTCGCGGGTAGAAAAACACCCCCGAATCTTAATTCCAAACTTTTCATTCTTCTGGGGACACTCTGGTCCTACGATACTAAGGCACGCGAACAATTGACCAGGTACCGTGGTGAAATCTTGTTCAAGAGACATTATATCTTATTGGGGCGTTTTACCTTTAAGTAATCAAACTTAGAGTTAAAAAAGTATAATTTATCATGGAAAATCTTCGCCGTGTTCACAACGACGAAAAGAGAGAACTGATATCAAGAGTCACTCGAAAGGGTGATAGTATATTGGATGTTGGGTGTGGGTTTGGTGGCGATTTAAAAAAGTGGGAAAATGTTGGCGCCAATATAAACATGTGTGAACCTAATGAAGAAGCTTTACAAGAAGCTAAACAGCGAGCAAAAAATATGAAAATACGTGTCAATTTTTATTTGGGAGATATACATGCTACACCCGTGAGAAAACATGATGTCATATGCTACAATTTTGCACTTCATTATATTTTCCAATCTAAAGATTTATTTTTATCAACGATGCGAGAAATTAAAAAAAGATTAAAACCGGGTGGGAGATTTGTAGGTATACTTCCAGATTCTCACACTATGATTTTTAAAACACCTTATCAAGATGATTTGGGAAATTTTTTCAAAATGCAAGAAACCAGTAATGGTGCTTTCGGTGAAAAACTTTTTGTACATTTAGCCGATACACCTTATTACGCAGATGGACCTAAATCTGAACCCTTAGCACATAAGGATATATTAGTTTCACATCTAGAAAATGAAGGATTTACATTAGATTTATGGGAAGGTTTAATGGGACACCCGATATCAGAATTGTACAGTAAATTTATATTGGTATATAAAAATGCTGGCCGTGGTATTACTACTGGTGATCAGCGCTCTTATAGTTAAAAACATACACGAAGACGAGAGAGTGGTAGAAGTTAAAGCGAAGTATAAAAAACTCAGGGAGCATTTAATAAATACACACGAAGAAGACTTTGGGAAAATTTATCAACCAAAACCACTCGTCATTAAACATAAACGGAATAAAACACCAGGATACAATACCAACAAGGGGTCTGAGATAGGGTTATGTCTAGATGGAACGGTTAACGATATGTTTCACGTACTTTTACATGAGCTCGTACATTGTGTAGTAGAAGAATATTCGCATAGCGAAGAATTTTGGAACAAATTTGCGAAATTGACCAATATTGCTGTTCAGATAGGGGTGTACACAAAAATATCAGAACAGAAAGAATTTTGTGGATCGCACGTCATTGATAAATAATATTATATACTTATAAATGTCAAGTGTTATTGATAGTGCCGTGACGGTACCACTAGCCAGGTTTACGATGTCCGTTCTTATATGGATGCTTTTACTATTCAGCATACCTCTCATGCGTTTAGAATGGAAATACTGGGCTAACATGTCCATGTTAACCGTTATCCTACCAATGTTGATATGGTGGCTCGGTAATCACAGCATTTTCTTGAGTGCTAAAACTGGAACCGTGTTCATGGTTTCAGCCTTCTCTGTACTGTTTATGATTCTGTTGACTGAAGGTTTTAGGTGGGCTAAGTTAAAGAGGTACCTGAAAGAATATGGTAAAGATCCTAAGGATACTGCCGTAGCAACGTTGATAGTAACGGGTGCTATGGTAGTTGGTGCTGGGGTTGCGTACATATCTCAGAGTGGGGATGTACTTCGATTTTAAAAATAACGTCGCGCGAAATAGAAAAGTATAGCAGCGACAAGCCCCGTAGAGGCTAACCCTACAAAGCTTCGGTTACCCTGTGCGTTTACAAATTGAGGAATGGTGGTTGCGAGTTTATCCTGGACAGGTTTACTCACGGCGGCAGAGCAGCAGGCCGCGACGATGAGAGCCTGCATCTGATCATCGGTGAGATCTAAGGGGTTCCTTTTCTTAGAATCCGAACCCTCGTTGCCAGCGGTTTGGGAAACCATAGAAGGGGGTTGAGCCATCATCTGCTGCTGAACCACACGAGGGTCCATAGCCATCATAGGCGCATCTAAACTATCCTGGGGCTGTCCCATAATGTCGGCGATCGGTGTAGAATCCATGGTTTCTTTACTTTGTAGTATATTTTTTTCAGGCGAATTTTCCACAAATGTAGTACTGTTATTTATAGGAACCATCCCGTCGGTGGGATCAGATAAATTTAACGTAGGAATATTAACTGACATTTAATAGTGAACAATGTTTTCTAATAAATAATTTTTCGCGCTCACCTAGTTTTAGTAATTTTAATGGGAGTACTCTTTTTTGCCTGTTTAAGACTATTGGCTGCGCTTCCACCTTTCGGATTGAACATCTTTTTATGTGTATTCCAATATTCTGGAGCCCCAACCTTAAAATTTTTTCGTAATTTTGCTTTATACCAAAATACACAATCTTCTATCTTGTTACTTTTACTCGTGTTATCCAAAACAATACATTCATAATTTTCGGTACACGCATCCATGACCTTATTAAACATATCAAAATTTGGAAAAATACCAAAAAAGGATTTGTAAAGCTTCTCTCTATTCTGAATGATGTTCTCCCTGAGAATAAACACATAATCCACATTAGCGCGAAGTGCTGGTGGAAGGTCCATACAATACTGCATCGTCAACATGAAGAAGATTTTCCAGTGACGCCCGTTCATAAAACACTGCCTGATACATGTATCGCGCATGAATTTGTTATCATACATACAATCGTCCAATAATAAGAATGCACCACAATTTGGTTTACCCGCTCCTACGAGTTTCCTCTGTCTTTCCATAACACGTTCTATGGCATCCCTATCATAATCTCCGTAAATGAAAAGATCTGGAACATATTGTTGATAATAGTGATTACCTTCTTCAGTCGCAGACAAAACTATTCCAGCTGGTAAATGTTTCTTGTGCCATAAAATGTCAGTGACGAGTGTAGATTTACCAGTATTACGCTTACCAACAAAAACACATACTTTATCATCCGCCATGGTGGCTGGATTAAATTTACGTAATCGTAGATCCATCTATAATACCGCCCCGTTTTATTTCATAAAATTTTACTCACATCTAGTAAGAATGGCAGGTAAACTTCAAATCGCCATAACAGGAACCCAGGACCAGTGGCTCACAGGTGCTCCTGAGATTTCGTATTTCGTTACGAACCATAAGAGACATACACGGTTTTCTACAGAAGCCGTTGAGATGCCTTTCGACGGTAAATGTGATTTCTCAAGCTCCGTTGAGTGTAAAATTCCGCAAAACGTAGGGGATCTCATACGTAGTACGATGTTAAAAATTAAATTAGGTAATTTGTCGACCGACACATCTACTGAAAAATATAGATACAACACTCCAGCGGCCTTGAGTATCATAAAACACGTCGACCTCGTAATTGGAGGGCAAATTATAGAGCGTCTCACTGGTGATTATATTTATATGTATAATCAGTTATATAACAATAAAGATGATGTAAACCAATCTCTTTATTTCTTATCTGGACACGGCGAACATCTGCAAGTATCGGATTCATATAACACATTTTACGTAAATATTCCATTTTACTTTTTTAGAAATCCTAGCTTGGCAGTACCCGTCTGTGCAATCACCAAACAACTCGTTGAAGTACGTGTCACGTTCAAAGATGTAAATGATGATGTAACTTTCAAATATACCATAGATGGGTCGGTGACTAAGAGAGATAAAACAACCGAAGGATCTATCGACAATGTTTCACTCATTACTGATTTCTATTTCGTCGCTGAAGATGAAAGAAACTTTTTACTCACACGTCCGATGGAATACATAATATCACAGTTACAAATGTCTAAATTACTGTACAAGCCAAACGAATCAAAAAAATCGGCTCTTTTGAAATTTAAACACCCCGTGAAAGAATTATTCTTCTCGGCGAAGGAAAAAACTGGTATAACCAACGTATCTGAACCTGTGTACGCAATTTCACAACCTGTCGCGACCATCAACGCCCAGGGAGGGTCTGTAATTTCGAATAACGGGTTAGTCGCTGTGACATATGACAACAGCTCGACGGGAGAGGTGAACATTTACGAAAAAGATTCGAGTGGAAACTGGCCTTCCACCGCCTCGGCGACGTACACGGGGTCCTCTTCAAGCGAATATTTAGGACGGGTCCTAGGCGTTTCGGATGATGGTACTCGGGTTGCCCTACAATCGTCCACGAAGATGATAATCGTGGAGAAACAATCGGGCGTTTGGACGCAGATCGGTTCGGATATAACAGCACCCTTTACTGCCATAACCGGAAGTTGCCTGACCGGCGACGGTACTAAGGTTTTCGGGTCTCTGGCGTCGCCGGCCAATTGGACCCAGTTGGGTGCCGACATCGATGGCCAATCTGCGGCCGACCAGTCTGGGTACTCGGTATCTATGTCCTCAGACGGCACGCGCATGGCGGTCGGCGCCATAATGCCCCCCCAGAGCGGCGGCATCCCCGGCGGGACCGGTAAGGTTCGGGTGTACGAATGGGACAATGTATCTTGGAGCCAGCTTGGCGCAGATATTAACGGCGAGGGTGTGGAAGACTACTTTGGCAATTCAGTGTCTATATCCCCTGACGGCACGCGCGTTGCGATCGGTGCACAATTTAATAACCCCACCAATACTGCTGCCGGCGACAGAGTCGGCCATGTGCGCGTGTACGAATGGGACAATGTATCTTGGAGCCAGGTGGGTGGCGATATTGATGGCGAGGCTGTGGGCGACCAGTCTGGGTACTCGGTATCTATGTCCTCAGACGGCACGCGGGTGGCGATCGGCGCTTTGTTTAACGACGGCACCGCCTTCAACGCCGGCCACGTGCGGGTCTATGAATACGATGCTACTTATGGTTGGAATAAAATTGGAAATGATATCGACGGCGAGGGTTATGGAGACCGGTCCGGGCGATCAGTATCTCTATCATCGGATGGCACGCGGGTGGCGATCGGTGCATATATTAACAACCCCACCAATAATGGTGCCGGCGTCAACATCGGCCATGTGCGTGTGTACTCAGAGAGCAGCGGGGCGTGGAGCCAGTTGGGTGGCGATATCGATGGCGAGGCGCGAGACGACTTGTCCGGGTGGTCAGTATCTATATCAGGAGACGGTACGCGGGTGGCGATCGGCGCTCCCTACAACGACCCTAGCACCGGTAATAACGCCGGCCACGTGCGTGTGTATGATTGGGACAATGTATCTTGGAGCCAGGTGGGCCAAGATATCGACGGCGAGTCTGGGGGTGACCAATTCGGAAACGCGGTATCTCTATCATCGGATGGCACACATTTGGCGATCGGCGCTCCCTACAACGACCCTAGCACCGGCGATAACGCCGGCCACGTTCGGGTGTACGTCTACAACAGCGTCACTCCTGCGTGGGAGCAAATAGGGCCAGATATCGACGGCGAGGCTTTGGACGACTTGTCCGGATACTCGCTATCTATGTCCTCAGACGGCACGCGCGTGGCGATCAGCAGTCCTTTCAACGACGAAAATGGCATTTCGGCCGGGCACGTGCGCGTGTACTCACTCTCTGCACCCACTACACCAGCAGTTTCATCATGGGAATACAGTGGTAGTAGTTGGTCACAGTATCGCCCCGATATCACTGTAAACACGGCCATATCCAGAATCTCTCATTCGACAAACGGTGAAATCCTGGGTTTGGAAGATGCGACCAAAACCGTTATACACGCGACGACCGGCTCGGCGTCTACGTATACCAAGCGCCACGCTGATACTCAATATAGTGAAAGGTATCATTCACTATCGAGTGATGGTGCGAATTTGGTATCTTTGGAAACTTTGGGATCTAAGGTGTGGAATCAAACAAACTATGTCTACGATGGCGCGGCAGGAACACAAGTCCCTTGGTATACCACTTCCGCTTCTAGCATGGTAGAGATCTCAAGGAATGGCAACTTCGTATTTTGGAATGATTCCAGTTCTAATACATTTAAGTTATACAGCAAATCGGTAGTTGATGGAAACGTCCAGTGGACATTGGAAACGAGCCTCGCGTACACGTACTCTCCAGTTAAGATGTCACCACTCGGAGGCGATGCTATCATAGTGACCGGATCGGGGTCGGTGGGTGCCAAGATTCACGACATCACGGCCACTTCGGGAGGTACTGAAGATCGTCTACTTAACATCTCATCATCCGACCAAGAATTCACGACACTTTTACCAGGTAAACGTTCCGATCACAGATTAATAAAAAATGTAAAATTCGCATGTAACGGTGAAACTATTTTCGATCAAAGTGGACAATATCTGGCGTATGAACAATCTCTTCGACACCATACAGGATGCCCAGACCCCGCGTATGAATTTTATACGTACTCCTTTTCTCTCCAACCCGAGATGTATTACCCCACGGGACAATTAAACATGAGTCGTATAATACATAAAAAAATTGATATAGAATTGGAAGAAACATCAACTACACGTGACATAGATGTTTCAGTATATGCATTAAATTACAATATACTTCACGTAGAAAGTGGTTTAGCAGGCTTAAAATTTTAACGTATAGTATTAGGAATGGCGGGACGATTACAACTCGCCACGAAGGGTACTCAGGATATATTCTTCACGGACGATCCAGAGTACACGCACTTCGTAAAAAATTTCAGGAAACATACAAACTTCGCGAAATATGAAGTAAACCATGAATTAGATGGAAACCTAGAATATGGAAGTACTTTAAGATGTACGATTCCTAACAATTGTGGTGATCTCATAAAAAACGTTAGTGTTCAGTTCGAACTTCCACCTCTCACGTTTGGTACTACGTATACATACATAGAATCCATAGGTCATGCGTTGATTGAATATATAGATTTGATCATAGGAGGTCAGGTTATTCAGAGAATACCAGCAGATTGGCTCCAGATACACTCCGAAAACTACATAACTCAGACGAAACAAACGAATTTGTCCAAATTAATAGGTAAATGTCCAGACGAACTTTCGGGAACAAAGGTCAGTGATACAAAAATACAAGGATATTTGGGAACCGCAACTACTCCCCGAAAATGTATAGTAGACATACCCTTTTATTTTTATAATAATCCGGAATTGTCTCTCCCTTTATGTGCACTTACCCGGCAAGAATGTGAAATAGAAATTAAATTAAACACTCGAGAAAAGTGTATAACCGATTTACCGGTGAGCGCTTCACCCAATAATACGACATTCAATGTTGTTGAGAATGGTACGACACAATATATAATAGACGGAGCGACCCACCCCACTCTTACATTGATAAAAGGGAACACGTACAATTTTACATACAATAAATCTGGGCATCCTTTCGCATTGAGAGAAACGGATGGAACATCATACGCGAATGGTTTAAGTTCGACAACGGATCCCGCAACTTTTATAGTTCCACTCGATGCGCCGAATACGTTGGAGTATTATTGTACATCACACTCGGTTATGAAAGGAACTATAAATCTAATTTCTTCAGGTATATATGATGTGGGTATAAACTCGATGTCTCTCCAGACAGAAATGGTACAACTCGGAGACCCAGAACGGATAAAATACCAATCAGAAGAAGTGAATCATATCATAACACAACTCCAAGTGAGTAGGGATACGATTCCGGCCAATACAAACCCTTTTAAACATAGAACCGAATTTATAAATCCAGTCAAAGAATTATTTTTCGTTATACAGAGAACGAGTGTATCGAATCCATTTGATTATGATCACCCGAGTCAGATTTTAAATAATGATTATATTTCCTACGAAAATTTACAAAGTTTGGAGATAACACTAGACGGCGAGGTCATGTTGAATGAAAAGACGGGTAAATTCATAAACCTTCGAGCTGTTCAGAGTGGTATTCATCATTCTCGGACGCAATTATTTAGACGATTTTACTCGTATAGTTTCGCGTTAGAACCAGAAAGATGGTACCCCACAGGTCAAAGAAATTTCAGTATGATCAAAAACCAAAATTTCAAATTTGACTTGAACGCTTTGTCAGAAAATAGAGAGCTTAGAGTTTATGCGCTAAGCAATAACATATTAGAATTTAAAGATGGAGTCGCAAAACTTCGCTTCAACTCTGGAAAAATCGGCAATTGAGATTATAACACCGGTATTAGAACACTCCGTGGTTCTCTCAGGACAATATGCTAAAGCGTGTGGCAGGGATACTATACTAGGAAAAGATATGGAATATTGTATGAAATATTGTGCCATGAACACGGTAGGTAATAAGATAGGTTCCTATTTTCCAGACATTTACGACGAGGAGGAATCTGATGATGAAGAAATCGAAGTCGTAGATGAAGTGGAAGAGGATATTCAATTCGAGCCTTATTCAGGGAGTGATGTGAATATGCTCGCTATAAACGATGCGTATGATGCGTGGGAATCGTGGAAGCCGACTAATCCGTCAGAGAAGATGATAAAAAATGCTATTGATAGTAATGAGCACCTCTGAATTACCAGAGGGATGGACCGATACAAATTATAAATCATTTAAAACGGTAGACAACTCATCAGAATCGAGTCTCTCAGACGAAGAAGATTCTGATGAGGAGGATGAAGAAGGAGATGAAAAAATCAAGGGGTACAGGAAAGAAAAATATAAAAAATTAGTCTTTGTTGAAGAGTTATTACCAGAATAAAATCTTAACCTATTATAAAATGTCTAACCCTGCCGCTTCCGATGTACTCGCTTCCATCTCCCGTGAGCTCGAGACTCAGTCTCTCAACGCCGTTGTTGCGGGTTTCTCCTTCGCGGCTGCCCTTTCTTGGATGGACCTCGTTCGATGGGGTATTCACCAGATCGTACGCGTCCAGAAGAATGGTGGTCTTAACTACGCTCTCACCGCGCTGTTCACCACTCTCCTCTCTGTTCTTGTATTCATGCTCATCTCCCGCGTATCCACTCGCGTCAAGAAGCCCGCTTCTCCCGTTTTCGCCATCACTCGCTAATTTTTTTAGGTCGAGTGAGCAAAATGAACGCTAAACCGACAAATACTATCAGGAAAATGTATACATACCCTTTCCACCTATCCGGATCTTCCATTTCAGGGATGCGCACAGGTGGTGGTAAAGAGAAATCTTTAACGACCTTAGGTGTCGTATATAATTTGTCTGTACTACATTCGATATTTAGTTTTAATATATGGTTAGCGTTTCTAAAATCATACGGGATTAGACGATTATTACTACTGTAAAAGAATTGTATACGTAATTTTGATATGTTTTGTGTACCCGTGTCAAAATTATGCTCTACCGCATCATCAGAACCCGAATAGTTAACCACATCACCACACATGAGAATACGCCCCGTATAGAAAGGTGTATCGGAATACACGGTTTTATTTAGTTCATCAGCGCCGCTGCTGATTTTTATGACGAGGGCATCTGGACCCTGTAAATTAAGACTTCCAGTTGTTAACGTATGATTACTATCGGATACAACATTACTCGCAGGAAAACCTAAAATATCGTGCGGGGTTGTTTTTCCATCTACAGCGACACTAGAGTGATACCCATTTGTACCACCGTAAAAATTAAACGTAAACTGGGAAGAACCAGTAAATGTTATATCATTTTTATCTTTATCATATGCCACAGTTATGCCACTTAATTTGCTATCTAATTCAGTAGCTAAAGTTCTCCCACTATAGTTTCCATTATCAAGTGTGACTGTAGTGGCCGGTGTAGTATTATTAATAGAAAACGTATTGTTATTATCATTAACGAGTAATTGACTCGCATGAATACGTGCGGAAACTATAGACAATTTCTTAACATCATAAATCGGGTGACGTAATTCGACAACGTAGTCTCCTGGATTCGGGTACGATACGGGGTCGCGTTCACCGCTATCTATATCTAACGTGTATACGCTCATTAAAATATATGGATAATATTTTAATGGGTGTTATTTTACAATCTACATTATTTAAAAGTATTGTTGAGATAAAGGGTTCTTTTGCATTTGATTTTTGGCTATGTTGAGACTGGCACCCGATGCCAATGGATTCTGATTTCCCTTGTATGTGTTTAATTGGTGATAAGAATCGTTGGTGTATTGCTGTGTCCACCCACCATTGACACCATTGACACGCCCGTCTATACGACTAGTGTCTGTTCTCGCAGCGGTAGGTAAACCACCCTGATTGAGGGGCCCGGAGCGCACGTTCATGCGACCAGCATTACCGGCACGATTCGCCTTGCCTCTGCGATCGTCGGGGCGGAACCCATACTTTTGAAGTTCCTCGACGGTATGGGGTGCCGCGTACGTACGCTTTTCGCCAATTTTGGAGGCGGGCGAGGTGAGGTAGCCGTGTGCGTATTTATGAATATTGGGTGCGGGGTTATTGTTATACGCGTATTGTTCGATATTACCATCCTTCTTATTCCTGGTGGGATCCTGGGAAGATGTGAGTTCAGATACGAGACGCTTAGCTCCACGGAAACCGAGACCGTCGGTTCTGGACCCGGTTTCGGAACGGTTAGTGGGTCGCTTAGTATGTTCATGTTCGGAACGTACGACTACACCCGACATACCCTGCGCCCGTCCACCAACTGGGGGGCGACGACCGGTCAACATCGCGGTAGTCTCAGGCCTATTATTACCTATTTCACCCATGACACCGCGACGACCACCTGATATATCATGCGCTGGACCACTCCTGCCAGGTAGGGTAGTTAAACGATACGCACCGACGTTTTCTGGGTTTACACGAAAGAGTTGTTGATGTCCACCGAAAGCGGGAACTTCAGCACCCACGCCTAGACCGGGGCCTACGAGTTGTTTTTCCACTGGGGAAAGATTATTCATTCGGCCTGTATCAAACATACGATCACGCATTTCTAAAACTTCACTTCCACTGGTCCTATATTGAGGAGCTATGTCTCCGAATGTGGGATGTTCGAGTTTGCGCTGTGGTGTACGGGTTGAGGAATTATCCATAATCGCTGGAGCGACCATATCCTGTATGGGTTGTATAGACTCGGTCACGGGTGGGATGGTTTTTTCGGGTTGCTCGCTTAATCGCTTTCCTAAATAAGCTAATCCAGCTATAGCAGCTATAGATACTGGGTCCGCCATTCTTAATTGTTGTCGATATTTTTTATTTAGCATATCTCTGATTGAACACAACATTCTGAGTCATCGCACGAGTACTGGCGGGCTCATAAGTCCTGGTTCGAAGAGGCAACTTGCATTCGACATTTTGAATGGGGAAATATTGATTTTCGTATGTTTTAGCTATAGATGTATTAAATGTAGAGGTGGATTGAGGACGTAATTGATCACTCGTTTCTATGAATTGGGCTGGGGAACCTTTACCGGCCATATAGGGAGCGGTTCCGTATAACATGGTATTTGGGCGGCCGCCATAGTTAAGTGTACTGGGCTGAGGATAAACAAAAACTTCATCGGTGGCACACACGGGAGGATGTGCTGGATTCTGGACAAGACTTAATCCTGGTTGGAGTTGGTACGCCATTTATTATTACATGAGAATATTATCTACCTAAATAGGTGGTTTTATTGCATACCACCCGGAGACGATGGACCAGTCCTCATCCCACCGGCACCACCACCGCTACCAAAATTACCATAACCACCACCACCCCTAACACCTTCATTAGTATCTATACCCCCAAAAGCTTCCAATTGAACACCACGAGCGTTGGGGTCGCAGAATAATCCATCAGTCTTGCACATAGGGGCACCCTTCTTACCGTATAAGAATTCAGCATATGCGGTCTGATCGCCTGGTATTCCGGATACTGGAGAAGTTACAAACTGCCTCGCGAGAGCGTTCCTTTGACGACCTGGCCAAGGGGAACGAGATTTCTGGGGACCGTATTGAACATCACCGGTTAAATATTTATCTATTTCTGAAGAAACGCTATCTACATCACAAGCGGAAGGGCGATCGGGACGACCATCATAATCGGACAGTAAAACGTTTGCCATAGGGTTATCGGCGGTAGGAAGTTGACATCCCGGATTTCCATTAGCCGCACGCGCGGAACCATGTTTAATCATGTTATTTTGTTCCATCGCGTATAAAACACCCACACCGGTAGCACCGAGAACGAATACTCGAATATCGCGGCGAATGAGGTATAATATACACGTGGCATAAATTATAAACCTCACACTCGCGTTAACCCGGTCTGCTGAGGATTGTGTGTTTACTGGCCAAAATTCCGTGATTTTATCTTGACGTACTAATTGTTTTGGATCATTAAAGACGGATACCATTTATATATAAAACTTTTATTTTTTCAACATATTCCCAAGTAGACCCTGCATAGAAGCCATGATCTGGGCTTCATCCAATTCTTCACCATCGGTCTGAAGCTTATCAGCGCACTGCTTCGCTACATTTTCAATCATACTGAGAGTTTCGGGGGGGATCGAGGTGATAGTCGTACCTAGCATGTATAGAGTTTGGAGGTATTGCCAAATGGCAGCCTTGGTAGCATCAGACGCATTGGGCCAACAGGCCTTAATGTTCATGTCGCGGAGAAATTCAATATTATCCGCGTTTTCGAGGAAAAATGATTCGTCGCGGGTGTTTACTTTCCCGACATGAGGAGAAACGCCATTCATAAACCCTTCTACAACAAGCTTTCCGTTAGCGGATCGCATGAGTTCAAAGGCTGCGATGTATTTCTTGATACTCTTCTCTTCTGGGAAGGTTTTGTAGAGTTCAGTGAGGAACTGGCCCATCATGTCGTTAAAGGCGGTAACCGAGGTCATTATATACACGATACGTAGATATTCTTTAAGTTAATCAAAACGGGTCTGTTGAAATGGTTTCACGCTTACCTATTCCATTCGATACTATAAAATACACTAAAATCATTACCAATGCGGCGGGTTTAGCATATGCGCTAGTTGTTAGGGTTCCTTCGTTATTTAATTTAGCCTTCATGTGGATATAACCAGCGGTTAAACCACCTGCGACAATACTGGCTCCAAATGGGTCTCGTAGATATTCGTCTATATCCATATACTAATACCTAGCTTTTTTTATTCTCGAATCGGGTGCATCTGGAAACAAATCTTCATCTTCTGGTGGAGCTTGTGGTTGTCCTGGTTGTACCCGTGGAATCGTTCTAAATTCATTTTCAAAATGGCGCGAATGAGCTTGTGGTTGGGGTTGTTGCTCCATGGGTGATTCTTCCATAGGTTCTTCCATGGGGGGAGGTGCTAAGTCTTCAGGTGGTGCGTCTACCATTCCCTCACTTTCTCCAGTTGGGTTATATTCGCCACCCATTTCCGCTTCCGGTTCTGCTTCGCCATTTTGTTGGGTTTCGTCATATTCATCAACATCGTCAGTTTCGAGGTCGGCATCTTGGGGATCAATAATATCATCAGTTGTGCTCATATAAGTTTGGAGAATTTGTTGTACGGGTATGAGTTCCTTTACCGTCGCTTCGATACAAATTCTAAAACGCTCAAATAATTCATCATTACGATTATATTCAGACTGATTTTCACTGAAAATGTATGGATTTTTATATAAATCCTTGGCTGCGTTTTTATAACAAGAATGAATAAAAACTTCATTCGAGGGTAACTTTACGGAAAGTTTCTTAACGTCCTTGCTCAAGCGTACGGCTGACAAAATTTTCACCGAACTGACAAATACCGCAGCTACGAGATCTTTAAACCACGCGCACCTATCAGCTATGTTATCGGTATGTTCTTTAGACATGGTTTCGTTCCACTCTGGAACATCTTGTAAGAGTTTCTGAAACATGATGAGAACCTTGCGGCCTTTTGAAAGTTTATGTGCTTCTTGGTACATAACATCGAATACGTCGATCATAACTGGGCACATGAGAATGGAAAGCTGGTCTAGGTATTCACGCTTGGCTTCTACTAGAATATTGAGATTATCCATATATCATGTAGACACTTTTAAATATCACCCTTTTCCCGCGAATCCCCTGTACTTGTTCGCGTACTTTTTAAGATTTACGAGGGTTGGAAATTCTGTGGTATCGTCTTCACTTTTCCCATCATGGATCTGTTTCTTGATTTTCCATGTTATTCGTAGTAAAAATTCTCCTATGATTGCGACATTAAACTCACCCAATTCTAACTGACGCTTGACGTAAGATGTCGCTTTTATCCTATCATAAGTTGGGTACCCCAACACCATCATGGGAACTTCAAAGTCAACGTAGAGTTGTTTAATTTCAACCGCACGCTTTATTTTCCTGGTAACTTGTTCGTATAACTTGACGTACGTCTCTTTCTTGATACGATTCCTTTTGTCAACGACTTTTGATATATCATTTACGCTGATCATACAATTAGGTATGACTATAATTTTAATAAATCTAACTCACTATCTCGAATCTCTTCGTATGCCAGATATTGATGTCCTTGTATATCTTTCATGAATGGTGAAGAGTTAGCTGGAGGTTTAACATCCATGGGTTGTTTGTTTGCGTTTATGATACTTATTTCATTATTAGCTACTATGACTTCAACCGTATAAGACATACCATAAGAAAAACCACCTTCCTTTACACTCATGAATGTGCACTTGTATAATTTTGTTTTGTTTTTCTTGTGAGAATAAATTTTCATATCCGTCGTTTCTATGATGTAGTTACATAAACCTGTTTTTTCTGTTATGTACTTATTAGTCTCCAGAACAATTTTTTGAAGTAAATCCTTATCTACTTTAGAATTTTCGTCTACGACATATTCCTCCATATTGAGCTTTGGATCCTCCTCAGGAGTACGCGCAGTTTCGTACTGCTCCGCTCTGGATAACATGAGAATGAGTAATACTATGAAAAGTAATACTACGACTTTCATTTATATATACGTAAGAAAAAGTGTGTAATTTTTTCATCTTTTTTTTACGGAATTATTTTAGAATGTCCCTGTTAATTTTCAGCCCGAATTGTTCGCATAGCATGGAAACATTAAACTATATTAATAAACATGAAACATTGAGACAGATTGTCAATCTTCACAATATAAATAACATGGGCATACCACCAAAGTTTAGGAATAAGATAACACGTGTACCTACCATGTTGACCCAGAATGGAAAATTATTAGTGGGTGCTGAAATAAAAGCGTGGTTAGAATCTTTACTTCCAGTACAAGAGTTAGAATCCTGTGAATTTGGATTTTCTGGAATGACGACATTAGACGGGGAGGGTACGGATGATATTTTTAGTTTAGATAGTTATGGACAATCTTTACAACCCGCTATGACAGCGGAACTACAGGAGAAAATCAGTAAAGATGTAAAAAATGAAGCGTATACTGATATAAAGAATTAAAAATAAATTTATTGAGAATGAAGCTAGTCACTATTCAAGCGGCTGCAATCAAATCAACATTTGAAGTGTTAAAAGATATTCTTAACGACGTGAACATTTACTTTAAGCCTGATGGGATGTATATAGTGACGTTAGATACTGCGAGAACTTCTCTTATAGACATGCACTTAGCAGCTGAAAATTTTGAGGAGTACGAGTGTGAGAATGAGATAGATACAGGTATTAACGTGACTAACGTCTACAAGCTTTTGAAAACTATAACAAATAATGACGTACTCATTATCAGCATTAATTCCAAGGAGTATATGAATATAGAGATATTTAATGAATCTAAAAAAACTTGTACCAAATTCGAACTAAAACTTCTTGATATAAACGAAAATCAAATAGAAGTTCCGGATATGACTATGACCACAAACACACCAATGCCATCGGTTGATTTTCAGCGCATATGCAGGGATATGTCAAACATAGGTACTGAAATTGAAATTACACGATACGAAAATAAATTGAAATTAGCATGTAAGGGTGATTTTGCAAACCAAGAAACGGAAATTGAATGTGTAGATAATTGTAAAAAAGTTTATGGATTATACTCGTTAAGGTATATGAATATATTTACCAAAGCTACGAGTATGTGTGCAACAGTTCAAATCATGCAAGAAGAACAAAATAGGTTTTTGATTCTTAAATATAATGTCGCAAATTTAGGAGATCTCAAGTTTTATTTAGCTACTAAGGTATCTGAAGATCCGTGAGTTTTCCATCTACCACTTTAACACTTTTAACAATTCCCAGAATATTCGTCAATTTAATGATTGGATATTCGTTATACGTCTCTCGGTTATACCAAAACATGTCTTCGATTTTTATATCATTCCTATAAAAATCGTTGTGAGGTCCCGCATAACGAATTATCTTTCCCAACACATCTTTTACAGGTTTTCCAGATACATCAATCAATACCGCACTTTTCAATGGGACGTGAAATGAAACACCTGGTTTCCTTTTAGGTGGCCATTTGAAATCCATATCACGTGTCAAATATTTATAGATTTTGTTTCCGTACCAAAACTTTATTCTCACTAAAATGTTCTTAACACATTCGGGTGGGTCGCTTATCACGTCGGCTACATCTACATCCGCGTAATAACCATCTATATCAGAATCCCAAACCTTTCTTTCATTTATCCAAAAAGGTTCGCGACTATCTTTACTTTTTGTGTGATCCACGTCGTACTCTATACATTCAGTGACTATAGTAAAGTCGTCAACATATGTTAATTTCTTTACTAAACTTTTAAAAATATAAATTAGGTTAATTAAAAACGAATGTATAAATCTCATTAACATACATGGAAGGTAATTTTTTAAGCCGATATAATAATAAAATAGATGAATGGATGAAAAATATAGAAAATGAACCACATAATAAAAGTATATATGAACGTGAAATGTCGGATTATATGATGAGTTGTACACCTTACATGAAACAATATACGAATACTACCATAGGTGAAGTAAAAACGGATAACGTTTTCAAATTAAAAGAGACCGCGGGACTTCAAAAGAAGGATATATTCACAGATTATCTCATAGATGTAGAAAAGATGAACTTAGATAGACCCGCGGAAAGAGTGGCTATAGAAAAATGCCCAAATTGTCGTGAGAGTAATTTATTTCATTTCAGTAATACCGCGGATGTTGTTTGCGATTCGTGTGGTATGGTTGTTGATATACTTATAAGTGAAGAGTTAACATACAAAGAAGAACAAGAGACGTCGGAGAAGATCATTAACTATTCTTATAAACGGGATAATCATTTCAATGAATGGTTGAGTCAATTTCAAGCACAAGAGATGACGACAATTCCACCAGAAGTAATACAACAACTTCGAAACGAGTTCAAAAAGATAAAGATTAAGTCATTATCTGAGATTACACATGCCCGTGTACGATCTCTTCTTAAAAAACTTAAATTGAANAAATTCTACGAGCACGTGCCTTACATCTCGAATATTTTGAGTGGAATAGATCCACCAAAAATGTCGATGGAGTTGGAGGAACGATTACGAATAATGTTTAAAGATATACAGAAACCTTTTAATGAACATTGCCCCGCAGAAAGAAAAAACTTTTTAAGTTATTCATACGTTTTATATAAATTTTGTGAGCTTCTTAGTGAGGATTCTTATTTACAATATTTTCCATTGCTGAAATCAAAAGATAAACTTCATCAACAAGATGTTATTTGGAAAAAAATATGTTTTTCACTTAAGTGGGAGTACATACCTACGAATTAATATAAAAATGACCAACTCTACAAACGCACACATCGGATCCTTTGGTTCGGTCGCAGGGACCGAAGACGAAAATGACACGGCTGATTCAAAATAAAAATGCTCGCGTTATATATCTTACATGACATGTTTAAAAAAATGTACAGACATTCCGATTTTATAGGTGCACAAATTTCACCCCCAAATATTATTACAGTAATAACGAAAGATGGAGTTGAAACCTACACGAGTAATACCGAAGTGTTTAGATCAGAAGCAACACTCGATAAAACAGCGAAGGAACTTAAAGGTACGACACGAGGAAAAGACAAGATAGCTCGACTCTTCATAGAGCCGACGGTTGTACGCAAAGGTCGTTTTACGATCACATTGTATGACCCATGATCCCATAGCTCAGTTGGTTAGAGCGTGGTGCTTATACTAAGTATACACAGTGAAATTGTATTCACATGAGGCACGCCAAGGTCGCGGGTTCGAGCCCCGTTGGGATCATTTTTACATACACAATCATGTATGTAAAAATGATTCAGTATAGTATGAGATACAGGTCCGTGTCGAGAGATTTTTTCAAGACACGATGGAATCTTAAGGGATTGGTGGAAGATCATCACGTCATTCCTAAACAATTTAGGGGACACCCAACTATCAAAAAATATAAGTACGATATGAATTGTAGTACTAACATAATTCTATTACCCACAAAACATGGAAAACACGTCATGAATTTACGTGAAAATCGGTTGGTACATGATGGAAATCACTATAGGTATAATCTCTTTGTAGAACAAATTTTAAATGTAATACAGACAGAAAAGGATTTAAAAGACTTTGTAATTTATTTAAAAAAATCATGTAGATTTAATCCAGAGAACATTCCTTGGTGACAATTTTTTTAATTTCTACTTTTGTATTTAGTGTAGGTGGAAAATTAATTAAATATGCTGTATCCAAACCTGTCAAATTCATATAATTGTGAGCCTGCATTTCTGCAGATTCATTTAAATTTTTTATAGTTTTAAATTCTAGAATCGTAGAACGATTGATAACTATATCTGCGCGTAAATTTCCTATGACATGCCCTTTGAATACTATAGGTATGATTCTTTCGGATTCATAATGAATCCCTTTCTCACGTAAAATGACTTCCATTGCGTTATGATATACACGTTCGCTGTACCCTGGACCCAAGGTCGTGTATATTTCATTGGCTAAATCGTATACATTTACCTCCATGTTAAATGATGAAATTTAGTCTTTAAGGTTATATCTCATCATCGCATCTTCGAGTTCATCTACCTCGTACCAAGCTAAATGACATTCTTTAGAATTTTTATTATTTTCACAAATCTCGAGTGCTTCCTTGATAGCTTCATTGTATCTCAAACGTAGCCTGTCATTCTTTACTCTTGATTTTTGTTTTGGGATATCCACTATAGTTTTTTTACCATAAAGATTATTTAAAACATTCGCACGCGTTTTAGCAAGCCTTTGACTATAGGAATCGTTCGAAGATTGAGCTACACAAATCATCTAGTATAGGAAAGTATATTAATTTTATAAATTATTATCTTTTATGAACTTGTTTATATAAATTTCATTAGCGATATGAACATTTCCATCACTTAAATCCTTTCGTAAAAATCCATTTTCATCTGTGTAATTATTATAAATATCAAAAAAAATGTATTTTTTTTCAATGCATATTTCTTTCAATTTTTTATTAAAATATAGGACATATTGTTTTCGTTCTTCGTCAGTTCCTAAGTATGGAAATTCTGGATTTTCCCATGTATTCCATCTTTGTATGGGTGGGACCACATTATAAACACTTACATTTTTGAAATTAATTTTAGAAACGGATATATTTAATTCTATAGCTTCAATATAATTATTAACAATATCATCAATAACGTCTTGGTATGTTTTTGATTGTGTTATATGTTTATGAACATGACATCTACAATCTATTTCACCCGAAGAAAAAATGATAGTATCCCCATCTTTAAAATCAAAGTTACGAATATCACACCTATCTAGTTTTTTTATACCAAAACTATAACATAATCCTTCTCCTAAATGGTGTTTTATAATTTCTTTACTACCACCTAACGACGCATGACTATCACCAATTGTATGAATTGTCATATGTATTATATATTTTTTTTCTTTTTAAATATCAATATATAATACAATGACTTCTTACAATATCCCAGAGTGTACTTATAAATATCGTGTATCTTCCCTTGCGAAAGTTGTCGATGGTGACACAATCGACGTGAACATTGATTTAGGCTTCGATGTGTCTACTCAACAGAGAGTCCGACTCTTAGGAATTGACACTCCCGAATCTCGTACGTCTGATAAGGAAGAGAAGGTATTCGGCCTTCTATCCAAAAAGAAGCTCAAAGAATGGTGCCTCAAGGCTGTCGCATCTGAAAAAGATGACATAGAGATAGAACTTCGCTGCCCGGAGGCTGATTCTAGGGGTAAATTTGGACGCGTATTGGCCGAAGTATGGGTGTGTGAAGATGGTGCGTGGACTAACGTTAATAAATGGTTAGTTGATGAGGGATACGCAGTTCCATACGCCGCTCAAAATAAAAATGAAGTGAAGGAATTACACTTGAAAAATCGAGAAAAAATATTAGCTCGAGGGGAAATATCTACTTAAAAAATTAGGAGTAATATACCTTATAATGTCTTCCGTAGGTATCGTCGGCCTCGGCCCAGTTGGTAAAAATCTTAGTATTAATATTGAAAAAAATAGGGATGTTCATGTTTTTAATAGGACACATCCCAAAATGTATGAACTTGTAAATGAAACTGCGAACGTCTATGGTCATGGAACTATATTGGATATGGTTGATTCCATGAAACGTCCTCGAACGATCATGACTGCTCTACCACACGGAAATATAACGGATGATTCTTTAAACAATCTCGTAACGATATTATCACCTGGAGACACTATCGTAGACTTAGCTAATGAACACTATAAAGTATCCAGAAATAGAAATGCTCGTTGTAGCTGTCGAGATATAAATTATCTAGGTGTGGGTATTTCGGGGGGTGCTCGTAATGGTCCAGCCTTGATGGTTGGTGGTCGCTGGGACGTATTTTTAGAACATCACGATTTTTTTAATTCGTTCGCTAAGAATGTAGCTTATATGGGAGAAGATCCCGGTTTAGGACACTTTACTAAGATGGTTCATAATGGTATAGAATATGGGATGCTTCAAGGCATAGCAGATATTTTTGCGTATTGTGGACAAGATTCTAAAGTCATGGAAATTGTTATGAAGGAAGCTTCCGAAAGTGATATTTCCGGCTTTCTCATAAACTCTGCCCGTGATGTCACTAAGATGTATGATGTATCTAAAATTGTAGATGTAGCTGAAATGAACGATACGGGATCTTGGTGTTCTATTTTCGGATTGACACATGATATTTCTACGCCAGTTATTAACGCAGCTCTCAATGCTAGAATTACGAGTAAACATTCTAGATTTTACAAAACCATCAATAACAAGGATTTGATGAAAGACGTTAATACAGCTGTAAATGCTTTAAGATTTGTGTTTGCATCATCTATCATGGAAGGATATAGTCTTATGGAACATACCAACGTGCCGAAGGAAACTATTCGTAACGCTTGGTCAGCTGGTACAATCATAGATTGTCCCATGATAGAGGGGAAGTTTTATAAAATTTTAGATGATACGTCTATGGATGCTCGTGTTTTTAGTATTCAGTGTGCATCTTCTAGAATTCCGTGTCCATCTGTCCAAGCCGCGTTGACACAATACGATTATACACGTCAAAAGCGTACATCCATGAATTTTCTCATGGCTCAAAGAAATTATTTTGGTCAGCATACCCTGATCGAAATTTAATCATTTTTTCAAAGATGGTGCTTTTACAGCTATACGCTTAACACCTTTACCACCTTTACGCACTTTATATCCTTTGGGAGGACTCGCCTTTTTTTTATTATTATTGTTTTTTCGTGGGGTAGTTATGATACCACCATTCGTAAATAGTGGGTCATTTTCTAAACACTTTCTGTTATTACATATAAAACCTGGTGTCGCAAAACCACCTTCCGATTGTCTGAGATAATATCTTTCTATTCGGTCCATTTATAATTACCGATATTTTTAATTGTGAACCAACTTAAAAATATTGATGAAAAATATATCAAATGATAGCTATCGCAAACTTTATTCTTTTTCCAATCACATCCATCAAAAGAAAACTTATGAAAACGAAAGCTGCCGTTGATGACGCACCACCCCCTGTTATAGTGGATAAAAATTGTAATTACGGAGATTATTGTGTCAAGGCTACGGTTGATATGTATGGACCCGATGGGGATATACTACAAACATTTATGGGGTATAGTCCTAGCATGAATATTTGTAATAAAACGCGTAACGCGTGTGAACGTTTAAAGAGTAAGACTAGTATGTGTGGAGATCCTAGGATGACCATTAACGGTGGAGAATGTGAAGAAGTTATATTTACAAAGACGAGGTACGGGATGATTCGACAGATTTAATTATCGTCTTCTTGATTGACATTTATGGGTGGTGCCTCGAGTAGATCTAATTCAAATTTATTTTCAACGTCTGTTTCTATTATACGAACTACGCGACATTCTCGTGTTTTTATAGTTGTCTGTGTTGGTGTTATAATAGCGTATGGGCGACATAAAAGTGCGTATTGCATATTATACCACAGGATATTTATGAACCCATACATTACATATCCATTTTTCCCCTTTAGAAACGGGTTCACCTCCGTGAAGAGCAAATTTAGTTTCCATGTTCCAAATATTCAAAGTATTGAAATGTAATAAATCTCCTTTCGTTAATTTATATTTTTTATTTAAATTAGGGAAATTAGTTTCCCCACCTTCATAATCATCATTTAAACATAATATAAAAGTGTACACTCTTGGATTATTTTTACCATTTTTTAAGACGTCTTGGTGAGCTTTGTAAAAACCACCTGGTGTATATTTAACAACTTGTAAGCTTTCACAACTATTTACATTCTTATCTACCATATCTACACACCTCTGCATAATAGAGTCTACGGTTGGACTTTCTCTATATCGAATCCAAGCTGTATCACTTTTTCTGATAGATGCATCTATATTCTTGTTTACGTTCACGGTAGAAGGTTTTAACCTTGGTGTGGCTATTTTAATTANCTCATCACATTCCTCTTTATTTATAAAATTTCTTATGACGACTGGATTTTTATATGTAGGTAGTAGGAATAAAAAAAGTATAACTACTAAAATAAATGATAAAATGAATTTTGTCATTTATTAAAAGACAACATTATATTGTACGGAATTTTAGATATGTATCTTTTACGTATTTTATCCATGGTTTCATTCGCGTAGGTTGTTATCTTAATTATTTCGTAAATGATATCATCCACATTTTCTGGGTATATCATGTACCGACGAAGTAAATCTCCGATGGTATCTATGACCATTCGGTATATGTCTTGAATATCAGTTATTTTATCGTTAAACTTATCTCGTCTTTGTAATTCTCTTTTGAATTCGTTTTCAGTCATTTCATTCAATATGTATCTCATTCGAACGTATAAGTTATTATCGTATATGTACCCATATCTTATCATTAATTCGCGATCCAATTTATTAATTTCTAAAGAAGTTTCCAATAATTCTCTAGGAGCTTTAGATCGTTTAAGTTCGTTGTAATTCGGTCTCCCCCCGCATGGAATATCACCGTGTTCTCTTGATTTATTTTTAAAATATGCTACGTAATGTGGATTATGTATTCTACCCGTCTCTATACATCCAGTTCTCCAGTCAAATGCTGTATGACATTGTGTACACCACATCTGCGCACACCCGTCTATTTTATGAATCATCGTATTACATTTTGGGCATGGTTTTGTATCCCGTTTTATTAATTTAATAGTTTTCACGGTATTTTTATCACAGACGTGTCCGGGTGTTAAAGTTTCGTGGCAATTTTCACAAAATTGCGTTTTACACACACCACACTTGTAATCATCGGATAAAAACCCCCTACACTCTTCAGATAAACATTTCTGAATGTATATTCTTGGTGTGGTGTTTAATGAAACTTCAGACGAATAATATTGAACGGAATCTATCAAATTTACCAATTCTTTTCTTATAATGAGTGTTAGATTCATTCGAACGCTTTGTTGAATATGTACACTTTTCTTGACATTTTCTAATAAAAATAATAAATAAATGTACGTTCTTCTCAGGCTACGTATATTCAGTTCTCTCTCTACATAAGGTTGTGTTTCTGGTAAACGCGCTTGTTCTCTTTCGAATAAGACGTTCTCGCGATGTTTTCTTAACGTCGTATTTCTAAACTTTTTAGTGCAGAACGAATCCACAAATTCCCTGTTATGTTCATGTTTACAATTCATACAATGTGGATCCTTCGAGGTGGATATGATATAGGTTTGTGCACACGTTTTACATACATCATACGCACAGAAAGGACATGAAACTTTAAGATGACTGGTTTTATTAAAATTCTCAGTACAAGTTTGACATGTATCCATTAATTATAGTATACGATAATTTCTTTAAGTTTGGGTGTCTGTCAAGTTTTTTTATCATGTATATAGTAAATGAATAGTAATCAAGGTCCTATGATAATCGCACTTGTCTGCCTCGTAGTCGGAGGAATTTTGATCCTCGGCTGGCAACAGGGGTGGTTCAGTGGTGAGGATGAAGGTGGATCCAATGCCCCAGGCCCCGGTCCTTCCGGTCCTTCCGGTCCTTCCGGCCCCTCTTTCTCCTTCGAACCTAGAATGGTAAATAGACCAGTTTTTAACGAAGATGGCACGCCGCAATTGGATGACCAGGGTCTTCCAGTCACTGAGGATGTGATGATGCGGCCCAAGAAGGGCGCTGATGGTAATCCTATACCGGTTTTAAATGAAGATGAAACACCGAAATTGGATGAAAATGGGGACCCGGTCTATGAGATGGAATTGGTAGAAGAAGGCCCTTCCGAGCCTTCCGAGCCTTCCGAGCCTTCCGAGCCTTCCGAGCCTTCCGAGCCTTCCGAGCCTTCCGAGACCTACGTTCCTTGGCCTCT